ATATTTCGACCGCCGGCGTGGTTACTGGTACCGGTACTAACTTTGATCCTCAACTCGAAGTTGGCGACACCATCAAAGTTGGCGCTCAACTGTTCCGGGTTATGACTCGGACCAGCGACACCGCTGCGACCGTTCTGCCTGCTCCGGCTACGGCGATTACGGGCGGCACCGCCTACATCTGGCCCGGTACTTACGAAGGTAAGTCTAACCCCTCTACTACGCCCCGTCAGCCCGGTACTTTCCCGTACCAAGGCCTGATGAGCGTGGTGACCACGGGTATTGCGATTGTCGAGGTCGATTCGGCTTCTACGTTCGCTGTCGACGCTGCGGTCTACAGCAGCACGGCCGGTACTGCTTCCAGTACTGCGGGTGCGGGTGTGGTCCTGGGGCGCGCGCTTGACTCCATCACCGCAGCCGGTGCTGGTCAGTTCATCCGCGTCAAACTCGGTAACGAAGCTGGAGCCTGAGGAGAGTAACTAACTATGATGAACTTAGATCAAGTCCGTGGATAACACGCGGCCTCTTTAGAACCATGACCAAGTCCGGGATTTACTTAATCAAACACAAAAACCAGGACAATCTGGTTTACGTGGGTAAATCTATTGACCTCGACCAGAGATGGAGACAACACATAAATGGTTACAGGTCAGCCAAGAAGCTACAAGAAGCGTTTTCTGAGCACGGAGTCGATTCCTTCGAATTTAAGATTCTTGAGGAGATCGATAATCCTTCAGAGATGGGTAAAAGGGAAACCTACTACATAGACTTGTATGATTCTTGGAAGAGTGGTCTAAACGGTTCTAGAGCTGGCGGAGAATGGGGGAGATACGCAAGAAGTTTTGTAAAAAACCCAAACGGCTTCAAAAGCTATAATGGGACAGAACTTCACAAAGCGTCCTCAAGAAAAGCTGGCTCGGTAGGTGGTCTTAGGGCAAAGTCCAACGTATACAGAATGAGCCATAACGGTCAAACTTATGTGTTCGTTGGTACTAGCATTATTAGTCAGTTTCTGGGTATTAACCCTAACACCCTAAGAAATTGGGCTACTACTGGTAAAAAATTCAAAGTCTTTTCTAACTCGTCTGTCGAGATTCTTGGTAAAGCCTCTGAGTTAACTCAATACCAGCCTAATATCGTCTACAAAGAGGAAAAATCGGGTGAATTGCTGGAAGTCTTCAGAAGGGGCATAACCCCCAAAAGATAATCAGCAGCCAAGCCGGAGGTGGGCTTAGTGCCTCCGGAAGGTTCAGAGACTAGGAGAATGAGTCCCAACAATAACTTCTCCCACGAGTGCCCGACCGGAACGTAGTTCCGGATGATATAGTCCGACACCACTTGAAAGAGTGGATCAGGGATAAAGAGCCCTGAATTAACAGTTGGTAATTGACCCAATCCTTACGCAGATTGCGCAAGGGTATAAAAACACTGACGGTGTGGCGACTTTCTTCGCCCCCGCTGTGTCCATGAGTGTTCGCGCTGGTCGTACGCTGGTTTTCGGTAAAGAAGCTTTTGCTGCTCAAACCTTCCTGCGTGCTCCGGGCGCTAACATCCAGAAGATCCAGAACGAATTCGGCACCCGCAGCTTCGCGCTGCGTCAAGAAGCTATTTCTTGGCAGATCGCCGAAGAAGTGGCCGCAGAAGCCAGAAACGGCGCTGCTGCTATCGATCTTCGCGCTTATGCAGCCAAGGACGCAGCCAATCGTCTCATGCAGTCCTGGGAAGTTCAGGTGGCCAGCAAGGTCCTTGACGTCACCCAGTACGAAGCCGGCAACATCCTCGATCTGGCCAGCTACAACGGTGGCGCCGATCAGTTCAACAATCCGACCTCGGACATCGAAGTCCTGATGGATGCGATGAAAGAACAGATCCGTAGCCAGATCGGTTGCTATCCCAACAAGATGGTCATTTCTCCCGATGCCTTCAACGCACTGAAGCGCAACAAGAGAATCCGTGACTTCATGCAGCGCGGTGTGCTGGTGAACGAGAAGACTCTGGCCGAAATTTTCGGTCTTGATGAAATTCGTGTCGCCCGTCGCCTCAAGCTGAACACGGAGAACAACGAACTGGATAACATCTATAACAACGTTGCTATTCTGTTCTACCATCCCAGTGGCAGCACTGACGGTTTCACCCCCGCTCTCGATGCGAACTACGGTACGCCTGCTTTTGCGTATACCTATACGCTGGCTGGCTATCCTATCTCCACTCCCGAGCGTTTCAACATCGATCGCCGTGTGTTCGAAGGTGACATCCTTGTCGAGCGTAGCTTCGAGCTCGTCGGCATGGGCGAAACCGCTCGTTGTGGCGCTGGCGCGGTGTTCCTGAACCCTGTCGGTACTTATTGAGTCGTTTAATTACGACGATTCGGCCCGCTAATCAGCGGGCTTTTTTTTATGTTGAAAGCTAAGTAGTAGACTATTAAACGATGAGTCCGTATACTCCGCCTCCAGACTCGTTCGGGGTAGCAAATAACTGCAGCCCTGCGACCGTAGACTATTTTATCGAGGTTTTTGGATTCAACGAGGCTCTGGAACTCAGTAGACTGGAAGATCCGACTTCGAATACGATAAATTACCAGCGTATTCAAGTCGCACTGAACGATAGCGCGACGTTAATCAATAACTACATTGAGACGGCTCCGCCGCAAGGTAAATTACTGATTGCGGGCTCGTATCGTCGTACTCAGGCCATATTGGCCCGTTGGTACTTGGATACGCTACGTCCGCGTCAGCAAGTAGTCGATGCGGCCGATGCGGCACTCAAACAACTCGACCTGTGGGCAAGTAAGGCCAGTCCGTCTAGCGGAATGAAGTGGCAAGAAGCGTATAGATACTGGACCAGCAACTGCGCGATGGTTATGTCAAGCACGCAAAGAGATCGCTCACTCACCGACACATCGCTGGCACGTTGGGAAATGCGCTGGGGTACTAATAACCGCTGGAACCCGTATAAGCGGAAAAACGCCGTGGTCATTGACAGTATCAATAACCGCGATCCGAGCGGAGCAATCGATCGGAAAAGTCCGACTCTTATCGGAGATAGTGCGTTGGAAATGAACAAGTTGTTTGATGACCTGGAGACTACGCGCGATGTAGCCTCGTTTTCTGACACACAAAACACGGTTACGCCGGATGAAGGTGATGTGCTGGTAGTCGAGGATACGGATGGCAACATGACTACGGGTGGATTACAAGAAGCAGATAGCTTCTGAACACTACTGATGAGGTATTGAGATGATCGGATCTGATGAAAATCAAAGCTACGGGTACGACCCGTTAAGCCCGGGCATGCCGGGCGGGTCGAGTATGGTCACAATCTACCCGCGTGCGAGCAGCACGGGCTGTAGCTACAACGCTAACGGCATGCTCGGACTGACTCATGCGAGTTTTGGTGTGTTTCCGGACAGCACGCCGTACAAACAAACTGCGTCGGAACTCCGGCAGTACATTATAAATCTCGAAGCGACCAGGAAGTTAAAAGACCTGGCCGATGTGAGTTTTCAGCGTTCACCGGTTCCGGGTGATATTTTGGCGTACAACTACACCACAGGTTTGTGGGAGCTCTTGGACTTCGTCTCAGGCGGCGCGTTTTAGTCCGATCACTCCGGACAAGCGCTTGAGCTTCTTGTTGTTCTTTTTATTCCTACGCAGAATAACTTGTGCCTCGGTGCGGGTCATGGCTTGTTCGGCCCGTACCATTAGGTCGATGGTCTTGTGAACGTAGTGGTTCCGGTCTTTCATAGTTTAGACGCCAGATCGATACAGATGTCACCCCAGTCCAGAATATCACGCTTTCTGAAGTACTGGGAGATCGGGACCTCAAGGTCCAGGACCCGCTTACCGGTGTCCAGCCTCTCCATTCTGAGGTAGCCGAGGGTCGGCAGTTGCTCGAGAACGTAACAATTGTACGTATCGTCCAGAGTGTTTGACCAGATAACCTTGGAGTCCATGACTTTGCTTGCCTATCTTAGCTTTCAACGTTGAAAGCTAAGAAGGACACAAGCCATGTTACTGGAGATTGAAAACCAACTTCACAGACGGGTTCACTCGACCTTAGGTCAGAGTGCGGTTGTGCTTCGGCTGGCCGAAGAACTTGATCAGTCCGGTCGAGTAGCCGAGCAGGCCATGGTAATTGTGTCTTTTACCGGAGCGGATACGACTAATCCGAACAAAGGTGCGTACATTCCGACTGTTCGTACTCGGACTCTTACTTACACGCTCACTTTAGTCCAGAAGCAGACACAGAGAGAAGGACATTCATTCTGCCTACCTATTCTCGATCTTCTGGCCGATTCGGTTACGGGCTGGGTCCCTGAAATACCCGGACTTGAGTTCCAAACCGGATTTGAACTGGGGCCGGAAAAGTTTGTCCAAATGACAAAAGAAGCAGCTCAGTTCATCTACGAACAGACCTATACGATCGAAGTGCTGATGCACGACGGTCGCTTCTACAGCCAGCCGTGCGCGGCATTCGACCCGGTCAAGGTCTCAGACTTCTTGCCGACACGTAAATGCTTGGTGACCCCGGGAGAAGGCAGGCAGACCGGCCTGGCTGTCTGGCGCAGACAGACCGGTGTCGATGAGTTCGAGAAGTTTGTGGTCGAAGATATCCGCTGCGGCAGACTGATTGGTGACAACCTCGATGTTCAGTGTACGAACCCGGGCGACGGAACTGCGACGTATGTTTTCATTCCGATCACAGCGGTTAAACCGGACGGAACAATTGACCAGACCAAAGTAATAACCGGCACGCTTTCCGATGTCTGGAAATGTACGCGCCGCGGTATAGACAGCGGATCGGATATACCGCCCTGGTTCAAGCTGAATGTCGAGTTTGGGTTGTGGCGAAATAAAATCGACACGGTTCCGAATACACAGCCGGATACTAGCGCGTATATGCCGATTGAATTTGAGGTGAACAGAGAGTATAATGAGAAGCCGGTCACCTAGCCCTTCTCCGTACCCCCGCTCTCCCTACTACTATGGAAACCGAATTCATCAACGCGCTAAAGGCTCAAGTAAACCTGTCCGCAGCCAGTCAGCTCGCTCATTGGAACGTAGATGGTCCGGAATTCTACCAGTTCCATCTACTTTTCGAGCGAGTCTATGAGACCGTGAATGGGAAAATCGATGCGCTGGCCGAACAAGCTCGCGGTCAGGGTATTGAGATCCCTTGCAAGATCTTCGCCGATGTTCCTGACGTCGAGTGGTCGACCGCTGTGGAGCTGACAAAAGAGATCTACGACCTAGTCGTAGAGTTTCAATCCGAACTCAAAAAGCTGCATAGTTCGGCCGACGATGCTTCGGAGTACGGTCTGCTCAACGTGATCGAGGACATTCTGTCCGACTGCAACACGCTGACCTATCTGCTCGGTTCGGTTACAAAGAAGCTGTGAAGAAATAAGAGGGGGAGGAAACCCTCCCCCCACTTTGCATCAGATTACTCGGCTATAGCACACACCGACTATGCCGGAAGAAGGCGAAGCGATTTTGGAAAATGCACCGTAGGACAGATCCAGAACCCTATTGCCAACATACGGACCAGAATCCGTAACAGTCACAAGCACGCTGCGATCGTTCGCGCTATTCGTTACTTTGAGTTTAGTACCGAAGGGCAGAGAACGGTGCGCAGTGGTCATACCGTGCGGATTCATGGGCTTACCATTTGCCATGGTACGCCAGCCGTAACCGTCACCCAAGCCGTAATGGCTGGCCATACCGCAGCGCGTAGCTGCGTTGGCATGGAACGGTAGC